AATTACCCCGTTGATGATGTTTATCAGTGTTATGTATCTTTTGCTCAGCGTGATAGTAATCCCAAATAGCTTCTTGCTTTGTGTGCTCTAGTTTCTCTCTATTCCAGTTTTGTTTGATACCTATCGCATCGATAGATTTCAGTAAAAAGATTAGTTCTTCAGCTTGTCCCATTAAAAAAACTCCAAGGTCGGGGAACATTCCTTGGAGTCTTTTCGGGTAACCCTTCCAATTACCACCTGAACTATAACAGAGTCCAGCGTCGTGGCAAGTTAGGCCCCTTGCACCAAGGAATATTATGTTTATCACACCACATTGCGTAAGTCATTTTGGCTGTCTTACTTAATTTTTGGTGTGGGTTCTGGAAACACATCCTAATGTCTACATCAGGGTGTTGTTCCTTGAAGACCCTCATGAGTCGACGATCTTCAGAGTCAAAGTAACCCTTAATTTCAACCACGATATTGTTAGCTAAAACAAGATCTGGTGTATAAGAACGAGGGATCACTAAATCATACTTATGTTTTTCGTATTCATAGTGAACCCCTAGTTCTTTGAGATTGTGAGCTACTTCAGATTCAAAGCCCGA